AAATCTTTCTTTTAGCCGGCTGATCTCGGCTGATAACTCGGTATTTTGCATTATATCACCAACTTTTTCTCGATCTCGGAAAACCAAAATCAAAAAGTCAAAACTTCACTGTATGTCACATAAGGGTCCACCCCCAGTCTCAGTCTCCAGAATTATTTTGACAGGCCGGGGGGCATTCTTTAAACTTTTTAAATTGTTTCTCGTTCATGTTAATGTTCACTATATCTCTCCCACCATTCAATAATGTATTTCTCCCAGGCTTTGGGCTTTCCGCTGATCTCTAATCTCTTTAAGCATTCTTCCTTAGTACTCTCACAGTGGATTAACTCAGCTCCCAGAGTCTGTGCTAATCTTTCACGTTCATACTTATCAGGGTACCCACCAATGACATAGGCATCGTACCACTGACCATAACGTGTCTTGATCTGATCCAGCAGTTCATCCCGCAGTTTAAATATATTGAACCTGCAGTTGTTTGGCTTGATGTATTCTGGCTGCATTGTTACTGCCTGCCATAGTGCATCCATATCCAGAACGATATCACCGTATTGCATCATCTGTCTTACCAAAGTGTTCTTGCCTGATAAAGGACTACCCCACACAATATAAACATGCTGCTTATTACCAAAACGTCGATGTTCTTTGTTATGACAATTAAAGCAGATAATTTCAATTAATTCAGGATTAAGAGATATATTTGGATCATCAACGTTTTCCTCTGTAAGTTCTATCTTATGATGACCAATAAGCTGGCTGAAGTCTTCTAATATTTCATTGCACCTTAAGCATTTGCCCTTAGCTGCAATCTTTAGTGCATATGATAAATCCCGCCAATCCTTTGAACAGTAGAATAGATGTACCTTATCCATTTACCAGTACTTCTTCCCATCGATTTCTTTTTGATGCTCAAAACGATCTTTAGAAAGTTGCAGTTTATCCTCTGCAATCTTCCTTCGACTTTTAATCTCTGCCTCAGTGTTATTAACGTTCAGTTTAAGCTTTTCAGCCCGCAGCCTTTGTTCTTCTGTTACTGTATCCCAATTAGCATGAAGCATCTCATCATAGCGCTTTATCATGTTGGTTAACTGAGCCATTGCTGTTGATTGAGCTTTTAAGAAGGTTGCCTGTTTATCCCATGCAAACTGTATTTCATACTCTACAGAATCTATTTCCTTTCCTTCCATAGTCTTTTTAATTTCCTTGGTCATATCATTATGATCTTTAACATACATGATCTTTTGGCTGTTAATGATTGTAGCGAATTTAGTTTGGATGTTAACCCATAAGATATCTAACGGATCCATTCCCTCGGTTAATTCTAGGATGCTTACAACTTTCTTAGGGAAGTATTTCGAATAGAATCCACGGATATAATGATTTTGGTTTGCTTCAGGAGCTCCCCCGCCTCTGTTGCCAACCGCGTTTTTATTTCCAAATGGAGCGCCCTTCTTACCTACTTTATCCTTCCATTTATCCTGAACACGCCAATTATTTATATTTCCTACCTTCTCATTTAGCTGCTTAGCAATTTCAACAGAAGTTATCCTACCGTTACTTTCTTTATATAGTTTAAATGCCATATCTCTGTTAGGACTTCTAGGTCTGCTCATTCAGCTCACTCCATACGAAAATCATATAAATAATTTATATGAATCAGATAAAACAACATTTGAATCAACAACTGCTATCAGGTTCATTTGAGTTTGAATCGATTCGGTTTTTTATATTAATTCCTATTATCTCTTGACCAGCGTCGGGTTAATAATATTATGAAAAACTGCTTCTAAGCTCGGTTTATTCGGAGCTAGAAGCAGTTTTTTAACTACTCTCTGAATGTGCTATTTATATAGGGAATCGAACATTCAATAAATATTTTCCCTTCCTTAATATGTCTTATTTTTTATCCCATGAATGTTATATAAGTAAAAAATAAAGCATTCGAAAGCACAAAATTTTTTATACCCTGATCAAGGTATTCAAAGTGTCACTAAATTTATCATAAGTATCTCTATCCAGACCAATATATGCTTTTGTTTCCGCTTCACTTCTATGGCCCAGCATTTCTTTGACCAGAGTTATATTACATCCACTTTCAACATAGATCATATAGGCAAATGTCTTACGCATTGAATGAGCAGTGATATTATGTAAGCCAAATTCCTGCCCGGCCTGGTTAAGGATCCGGCTTACATGGCTGACTGTGATATGATTATTTTTACCCTTCCGGGACTGAAAGACATATTCATAATCCTTTTTATTTTTAATGAACTGTGAAAGCAACGCGTCCAGGTTCGTGATCACCTTTACAGTCCTTGGCTTTATGTTTTCTTTTCTGATGTTTTTACTGTTTGCTTTTTTCCCTTCAAGGATTCTAAAATATCCGTTGTTTAAGGATTCTTTGATATCCCTGACTTTTAACTCCACCAAATCACCTGCACGATAACCAGTAGAAATACCTGTAACAAAAAGGATACCATCACGCTGGTTTCTAGCGTTAAGATAATCCTGAATATCCAGGACTGTTGCTTTATCTTTAATTGGCTTTGCAGGTTGTTTGGTATTCATTTCCTCAAGTCCAATCTTTAGATTTTATTTATTAATCAAAAAGCCCTAGACCATTTTTGTCCAGGGCTTTTTGATTAATAATAAATAAAAAATCGGCACCACTAATTATAGTGACACCGATATGTATTATAATAACTCTATCAAGAGTATAAGTCAACTAGTTTTATGGGTATGGACTTAAATATTTCTTACTAATTGAAGTCTGCCGTCTCTGTGGCTTCTTCCTATTCCGGCCTTTACTGCTTTTTCCGTGCCCCACTGCCCCGCCAAGAAATGTTTCGCCATTACTATTGCTATGATGAACCTGAGTTGAAAAAATACCCTCTCTCCACTCCCCATGACCGCGAGGGCAGGAGAATATGCCTGGCTCGTTCTCTTCCAGTCTTCTTCCGCACTTCGAACACAGCCTCATCTTTTCCGGTTGCTTGGTTCCGCTTGCCACCAGCCCCGATTCAGCGAAAAAAGCCATCCTCTCACCCCTCCTAATTTCTTACCTTCCCCATCTATTTGCGCATAATCTTTGTAATGCGCAGCAACTACATTGCCGCCAGATCAAACAGATCCAACTGTTTTGCTCGTTGCCGTGCCCGTGGTGCTGACCCCTCGTCGATCCGCCTAGCCGCTTTGTACTCGTTGTACTGCTGACGGTATCTATAGCTGTCCCCAAACACGTTCCACGCAGCTTTTACCAAATTGGGCTCAAAGGGCCGTATCTTTTCTAAATCATCTACCGCTTTCGCCGATATGGAGCACCCGCAGCAGCCTGTGCGCGTCAATCCGTATACCTCGTAGGCATCCGAATAGCGGATTTTGTAGTAATTCTTATACCATTGCTTATCTGCGTCCGACACATAATACAATGGCCGGAGTCTGTATTTCCCGTCAGCCGTTTCGGAAAAGCACATGGACGTATTATCCTTGCGCGGCACAGATCGCATACCGCCCTCGTCTCTGCGTTCCCCCGTGATTACCATATCAAACGGCTTTTGGGCGCGGTGTGCCACTTGCTTTTTGCAGTAATCGCAGCATTTATCGCTTACTTTAAACGGGATTGGATTCTCAATAATAAAGTCGAGCATATATTTTGACGAGTTTATGACGAGCTGGATATCTGGCCGTGGTTCACCGGCAGAATTGCACCCGCACAGGAAGTTTATTGTCGATTCACACTTCGGGTAGCGTTCTTTAAGCTCTGCCCGCTTTGCCGCCTTATCCTCTGCATTTGCGTATTCTGCGGCGATTGACAACGGAATGTTTTTCTTCTGAACACCCTCTAATCCGCTTGACATGATTTTTGAAACAAACGGCAGCCCATATTCCCTTGTAGCCTGTATTATGTTCTTTTTAGGCCGATGGGTGGTGATTGTGATACCGTACATCTCCTCCATATGGCGGACTTGGCGTTTTGTCGCCTCCATCTCCAAGCCTGTGTTAAAAAAGCAGTATTGAACCGGTGGAAGATTGAAGATTTTGCGCACCATCTCGATCAGGTGTAGCAGGATATCGCTGTCACTCCCACCAGAATAGGAGCAGATCGCGTTCGGGTGCTCAACCAGTCTTTTTGCGATTATGCTAATAATGGCCCTAAATTTTGCTGGCGCGTCAAAATCCGCATAATCCGGTCGGTCTGTGTATACCTTGCTTTTGAACGTGGTTTTCATAGATGTTCCCCTCCCCTCATGCTGCGCAGTTTTTACAGACTGCACACTACCCGATCTTCTGCAGCCGATCCCCGGGCAAGCAACACAGCTGCTGCATGATTAACTGGATGTCATAATCAATTGTCTCGGGCTTGCTATTAATCCTCTTAATGCGGCTATTGATTAGCTGTTTTTTGGTTTCCAATGCCTTAAGCCATTGCCGGGCCCTTAGAATTTTCCTGTCTACCTCCGCAAGCTTTCTTTCCTGAACATTATTTTTCCGGGCTGCTACTTCCTGAGCTTCTATTAAAAGCCTTTGCTGCCGTTGGATCTCCGCAACCAGGTTCTTAATTATCTTCCTTGATGATCGCTGCGGGAGATTAAATTTAACCCGATAAAGTGTACGGATATATCCACCTCGGCTGATCAAAATAATATCATCATGGATATAATAATCACTCGGTGCATGCTTTGGGTCTATCTTTCCGTGATATAGAAAAGTACTCTCCTTTACAAATATTTTGATGTATCCCTGGATCTCTTCTTTGTTCTCTGCTAGGTATGCTGGGATGCTCTTAGTCGGCATCCCAATTATCCTTTCGCAATATCTTTTGCAAGCGTGGTCCGTGCCTATCAATTACATCTCCCCCTTATTCCTCCCTTACTTAACCGGTTTATATTTATGTTACCCTCCAGTCTTTTCCCTCAATTTCGTATTGTCCTGCCAGTCCGCCAGCTCCCCATATGCGACTTGTGAGAGCCCCACCTAACCTGCCAACCATTTCCCCACCATCTAAATTTGTGGTAAATATCGTACTTTTGTGATGTTCTACCCGATGATCAATGACCATATACAACTTTTCCAAAACCCAATCTGTTGGGTTTTCAGTACCAATATCATCAATCAATAACAGATCAACATCTTGCATAATATCAAGGATCTCAGATTCAGCTTCCCGATCAGTGCGATAAGTTATTTTTATTCGCTTGAGCAGATCAACACACTTTAACGCCAGCACGACAAATCCATTATCTTTCTGATCACGAGCACATGATACTGCCAGGTGGGTTTTACCTCTACCTTGGAGACCAAATAAAATAATACTGTTTTCGCCTGTTTTAAAATTTTTCAAAGCTTTTAAAGCAGTCTGTTGGCTTATATTCTCAGATTTGTATGTTGCAAAACTCATATGTGAAAAACCTTGGCTACTTATCATGTCATAGTTCTGGAAATAATAATGCACCCGGCTCCGTAGTTGATCTTTTTTATCCTGCTGACGTTTCAATAACTGCTGCTGGTTAATGTCCTTCGTCATACATAGACATGGTTTACGTTCTGTGCCCATCCATTTATCAGGGGTAACATAAACACGTTCGTTGTAAGATGATCCACACACATCGCATACCAGCTCATACATGCTGATTAATGAATACCCCCAAGGTAACTGCTCAAAATTTGGATTGATATCAACCTCTATAGGCTCTTGAAGTGTTTGTGGCATTATTAATATTCACCACCTTAGATTTATTACCGTCCCAATTAAGGGCATTTTTACACCAATTTCTTATTTGAGACCGTGGATTACTTTTCTTTTTGAGAGGTTTACCGATAAGCCATGTTGACCATGCTTTTACCTGCTCCAATACGTCCAGTGTTGGAAATTCAACAAGTAAAGATCTGATAAAATTAAGGTCCTTTTCAAAATTAAAAGGATAATCAGGAACGTTTTTTAAGGTTTGAAGTATGACCCGCTCGGAGTCAGCAAGATCATCAAAAAGAATAACATCGTTTTGTTTTATTTCGTTTAGTTTATTTAATGTGGCACTATTGTCGGCACAGTTGTCGGTATAACTGTCGGCACAGTTGTCGGTATAACTGTCGGCACTATTTGCCTGCAATTCTGCTGACAATGAAATAAGATGATAAATAGCAGATTGGTTACCTTTCCTTTGTCGCCATTCAATACGACCTTTTAGTTTTAATTCATTCCGGGCTTCGGTTACTCCCCTTGGGGACAACCCAGTCTTTACGCATAACACCGATACGGCCACCGCAAACTCATCTGCCCATGCTGCCTTGTTGTTTATGTGCAATAAACCATGCCATAAAGCAATCGCAGATAGTGACAACCGGTTTGTTTCGAGCCAATCATAGAATGCGTTAATCTCCCGGATATAGTTCATACTTTTATCCCCTCCTCTCAAACCTAACATTCCCCCTGGGTACCACCACGGTACCCAGCTCAGTCTCAACCAGTACGTTTTTAGGTCCGCCCCTTCTCCCGGCAGCGATAGCATGACCTCTTAAATCTCTCCACTTTGGATCAGGGGCGGTGTTTTTAATTGCATAATGAATAAGGCAGGGTGTTCTCATGATCATTCACCACCCAAATACCAGATGCACTCAGTCTCCAGTCATCGTTAAATTCACTGGCCAGGAACGATGTCAATATCTCTTCTGCAATAGCATCGGCCGCAGGTGGCGGTACCGCATTGCCTATTCTTTCCCGCCATCTGGCATCACTATTGCCGGCCAGAGTCAGAGGGCTGCCATCGCTCAATGTCTGTGGAAATCCTTGCAACATAGCCAGCTCGAATGTTGTTAAAGGTCTATGCCACGTACCATCCAACGCGATGATCACCGGTGGCGGGTCAAGGATTTCACTGTCTTTTGGGATACGTGGATCAGCTATGGCAGCTGCTCCGGAATGAATATCACCGGCGCCAATTACTGTACTTGACGGCTTGTCCCATCTTTGGACTCCATAACTACCGTTCCGACAGCTGCAGCCCAGGCGGGGATCGGCTACCGTAACCGCTCCATTACTTGGAGATACTCCAGATGTAACTGTCCCGCCAGCCTCATTCCATGGCGTGACTCGATAAGAATGATTGAATTTTTCAATTCTGGAATCTGCGATAGATTGAGCTCCACTTTGAATATCCGGGGTACCTGTCACCGTAGTCGCTGGATCATTCCAGTTTAAAACCTTTCTTTTATTGGAATATCCTCCGGACACCCTCGGATCATTTACAACAATGGCACCGTTATTCGGGCCTGCAGCGCCGGTTACCGTATTGCCCGTTTCTTCCCAGGGGCTAACTTTATAAATTGATTTATGAGTACTATTATGGTCCAGGTTTATTCTCGGATCTGAAATCGCAGACACCCCATTGCTATGACCGATTCTTGCTGATCCCACAATCGTTCCAGCAGTTTCATCCCAATTCGCGACTTGCCAGCCGCCGGGCCTCGGTACATATTCAAGGCCATAATTACCAGTGTTCTCAAGGTCCCTCCAATCTCCTCCGGCCGGGATCAGTGCCAACCGCACCCATGTTTTCCATTGCAGCCGTGGCAGCCGGTGCATAGGTCCCATAGTAGGATCATCAGGCATAGGCAACGGTCCGATCACTTCGCCGATGGATTTAACCCGCTGCGTATGCGGCCGATAAATAAAGCTGCTCATCTTTTCCGGCAACCTGGATTGAAGCAGATAACGTTTTCTATGTTGGCCTAAGCCTCCAAGTTGGCCGCAATCATGATATCCCTCGTGGAATAAATAGCCATAAGTACCGAGCAAATTCTTTACCTGTTTTAAAAGGAACTCACCCCGGCTGGTAATCCGTGGCACGTTCTCGATCATGATTACTGCCGGCAAATTATCTGCAAAGGCTTCAAGTACCAGCTGCAAACCACGTATAACCAGTTGATTAAGCGCCTGATATTTATCAGACTTGGATTTTTCACTAGGCAGCAAGCCAGAGAATCCTTTGCATGGAGGCGAAAGGAATATCATATCCGGATACTCTCCGCCGACTGCAGCAATAAGATCATCAGCTGTTACTTCTCGCCAACCTTCCGGTGGTTCTTTTCCGTGGAATGCTATATATTGCTCCCTGGTAAAAAGATCCATCAGAACTGCCGGGGCCCCGGTAATCGCTTCAAAGTCCTGACATGATTCAGGGTCACAATCGATTCCGGCCAGGGTGCGGAAGCTGCCAACCAATCCCCGGTACTCAGCTTTTGCCTGTTGGAAGCCTAAGGCGGCGCCTCCCAGGCCACAGAATAAATGTAATGCTTTATATTCTTTCAAACCGTCACCCCCGGGATCTGGTTCCACTCCTGCCCATCCAGGAGGCGGCCAGCGTTCTTTTTGCCGACTTTACGAACAAGAACGGCAGTATTATCAGGATTCCCGGTATAATTTATCCATGTACCGTCAGCGTCGTTAAGTTTGCATTTCCCTTGTTTACCGTTTAAACAAATGTAATCATCCCATTTGCCAGAGTCTGCTCCATAACCGTAATAAGGATCAAATCCTTCATGCGTCCAATCTCCCCAGCCCTTGAAAAAGAACGGTATCCCTGCAGCGTAGCACTGGTCCCGCAATGACCTTACCCAGTCCGGGTGCATCGGCCTAGCTCCTGGGCCTGTTTCTCCACCGCAGATTGCAAAGTCTAGTCCCTGCCCAGATTGGGAAGGGGAAATAGGTCCACGTGGCGTATTTCTCCCGTTAAAAGGATGACTTCCAGACCACCATCCTTCGCGGCCACAGTCAGGGCAAATATTACGATATGGCCCGTTAAAATAACCTCCACATCCAGAGCATTGCCAGGATATACGTAACCACCGGGATATATTTACTGGTCCCAACATCGGTTCAATACTGACAAACCTCTTCGCTGCCGGAGTCTGTAACAGGATCGGTATCCGCTCATCTGCCCTTTGCTGGTTTTCGGCTGTTATTCCTATCTGTATATTTGCTGGAAGCGTATGATATTGAATACCGACCGATTCATCAGAACACCGCCCTAAATACCACTCAGAAAACTGAAGCATCCGCTGAGGTCTTTTGGTAAGGACCATAAAGGTATGCCAGGCACATTCATCCATAGCGATAAAAACCTCTTCAATCAGTTCAAAAGGCACTTCTTCATGGAATAAATCCCCCATGCTGCATACGAATATCCGGGATGGTTTTCTCCACCGCAGCGGTTCATCCAGATTGTCTGGGTGAAAAGTAACCGTAAACGGATCGTTTTTATCATACCCGCACCTGCCAGCCAGCCTTTTACTCATCCGCTCCGCATAACAGTGCTGGCAGCCTTCGCTGATCTTTGTGCAGCCTGTAATTGGGTTCCATGTTTTTTCTGCCCATTCAATCTTTGTATCAGACATCAGTCCATCCTCCTAAAAGACCTCTGCACGTCCGTTTCATACCACTTGGCTAGCAGATTAAGCCGTATCCTAACCCGCTCGTTATCCGCATAACACCTAAGATATATCGGGCATTGCTTGTCCATGAAATCAGTGTAAGAAAAGACCATCGATATACCTCCTATCTAATAAAATCACTAAGATAACACGGCCCTGTAATCTCCCCGGTAGTAATCATAATCTGGGAAGCAATACAGAGAATCAGGAATATAACAACAAGAATAGAGAATACCTTCGTGGGTCGGTCCGTAAACTCGCGCTTAAGCTCCTGCTTGACAATCTCTTTCTGCCTTTCCCGACGGGGCTTGTCCGCCGCTGTTGGTGGCTGAACCGTCTGGGTCTGCTGCAACCAGTAATGTTGGGTAATCGCTGTTTCTTTCAAAAGTAATCCCCCTCCCTGAGTTTTGGACAGCAGGAGCGGGAATCGAACCCGCCTGTCCAAGGCTGTGCTGGCCCTGGGTGATGCCCAGATCTCTGCCGTAGTTATATCGCCAGTGCGACTGTTTCCTCTTGCCATTGCTCCCTGATCCAGCTTTCCAGCGTTCCAGCTTCCCGGGCCTTGTCCAATTCTTCCCGGTCGTAAGCCCGTGGAATAGTACCCGGTATTAACAAAACTAGATAATCGATATCGTACTCATTCAGATAATCTATAAGGTCCTCAAGTTTTTGAATAGCAGGTACTGAAATACCTTCCAACGTGATACCTCCATTTATTAAAGTAATTATGATATCAGCCAGCAGCTGGCAGGTTTTGCTCTGCTTGTCCTGCTCTTTTATGATGTTGAGAAGGTTTGCTACTGACTGATCGATACGATTCAAGGTTGTATCCTCCAACGTTATGAGTTATAATTTAATTGCTTAATTATTGGGCCGCTTGAAGCGGTCTTTTTTCTTTTCTGAATAGAATTGACATGGCAGCTGCTGCCACATGCCATACTTCCTCTCTTACCTGTTCCCATCCAGACAGTTCTTCATCTGTTACTTCACCATCACAAGCGATTGATACCATCTGCGGATTGATTGTCTGTAAGTCGTTTTGTTCTTTCTGAAACCGTAAAACCGCCCTAGATAACTCTTCATCCCGGATGTCAGGTAAGAATCGGCGTCCAACTTCGTTATTTAATTTCAAATGTAGGTATGCAAGAATTGGTGATTGGTAAAGATCAACCATTGAGCAGACAATATCATCGCCCGGTATGGTTTTGCCGGTTTCGTAGTCTGACAATGATCTGGTAGAAATGAATAAAAGACTTGCAGCGGTTTCCTGGTTAAAATCTGCAGCTTCTCTGCTGATTTTATAAATATTTGTACATTCATTCTTCATGTATTTTCACCCCCTCTCGGTGTACTATTGGATATATAAGTCAGCCCATTGGCCTGGGTCTTGCCCCAGATCCAGGCCGCCCTCTCCCCTAAAAGATCTTTGAATAGAAAATATTAAAAATAAAATCGTTACGCTGAAATATTTATTGAATTGGTAGGTGTCTCGTTTTTTAATTCCTCCACTACCTTGCGCACGAGCCACGCAACTATATCAGGATGCATAATAGACCTCCTTTTTTGCGTCAGCGCAAACATTTAAGCAACAAAAAATATGTCCTCGAATTTCAATTCAGGAAATTTTTTTAGAACTGCAGAAATAAATTCATTCCCAGGTAACATTTTACCTTTTTTAATTCTCCAGACTGTTGATTGTGAAACCCCTATGTATTCAGCAATTAAAGCATTATCGGGTTTTTTAGTTAACTGCTGCAATCTCTCAAACTCAACAACGTTTAACTTTATCATTATTTTACCTCCCATGCGTATATTTTCTAACCGATAAACTAATACTATATTATCGTTGGCGCAAACGCAACACTAAATATTAATACTTTTTCATTAAATTTTCGACATTCTATTGCGTATACGCAAAACTATATATATAATGTAAACACAAAAGGGTATTTTTATTTGAGGTGATACTATAATGGAGTTGTCTGAATTTGGCCAATATATTGAGAAACTCAGAATTGAGCGTGGAATAGACAGCCGGTCAGAGTTAGCTCGGATGGCTAAAACTTCTGCAACAACTATATCTCGGGTTATCGCAGGAAAACAAAAACCAACTCCTGAAACTCTTGGAGCTTTAGCTCCCCATCTCGGAGTTAGTTATGAACACTTAATGCAGAAGGCAGGGTATCTATTAGTTGCAGAAGAAGCATCTACATATAATTTTAAAAATAATAATACGACTTTGTATGATAAAATTGATAAATTAAGCGCAAGAGATAGGGCGGTTGTAGAAGCTCTTATCCAGGCGTTAAGTAGTAAGGGTGATGAATAATGCTACGGGCAGTAGCTTATGCACGATACAGTTCTGATAATCAAAGGGCCGAATCTATTACTGCTCAATTGCGTGCTATTCACTCATATGCACTTAAAGAGTCAATTGAAATAATCAAAGAATATATCGATGAAGCCGAGACTGCCACTTCTGATGAGCGTCCTGATTTCCAAAACATGATAAAAGAAATAGAGAAAACTAAACCAGATCTGGTTTTGGTTCATAAGCTAGATCGTTTTGCACGTGATAGAATTGATGCTGGTCATTATCGCTGGTTGTTAAAAAAGAAAGGTGCTAGGCTTGTTGCAGTTGAACAGGACTTCGGTAACGGGCCAGAAGCTGCACTGATGGAATCAACAGTTGAAGGTGTTGCTGAGTACTTTTCCAAAAATTTATCAAGAGAAGTAAAAAAAGGTCTTTTTGAAAATGTTATACAAGGTAAACATTGCGGAGGTTTGCCACCATTAGGTTATGATATTGATCCTGATAAAATGTATATTATAAATGAGCATGAAGCCCAAGCAATTAGAATGATATTTGATATGAAGATACAAAATATGAATTATCAAATGATTATGGACGCACTAAATAAAGCTGGATATAGAAGCAAAAGAGGAAAAATAATTGGAAAAAATAGTCTTCATGATATACTAAGAAACGAAAAATATATAGGTAATTATATTTATCGTAAAACATCATCATCAAATAGCAGAGTTGCTGCCGATCCATTAGCGACAGTTCGTATTGAAGGTATCATCCCACGTATTATTGATGATGAAACATTTTATAAAGCTCAGTCTATGATGGATGGTAGTAAGCAACAGCCAAGGATGAGAAGTGATACTGTTTATATTTTATCCGGTATAGCCAAATGCGGTGAGTGCGGACAGGCTATGACTGGAAGCTCTCATGTTAATCGTGGTAGGAAATATGAATACTACCGTTGTAATAATGCAAATAGGACTGGAGGTAAATCATGTAGCAATCTATACAGGTACAAAAGATCAACACTTGAACAAGATGTAATCGAACGTACACAAGAAGCTTTAGATATTTTACGAGCTAATATTGATAATGAGATTGATGTAATTTATGAAGCAATCATCAATAAAACGGAAAGTGAAAATGCTGAACGGCAGTCATTACAAAAAGAGATTAGAAAAATCAAAATAGAAATTGATAACCTAATTAACTCTGTTGCGGCTGGTGTAGACGCTAAAATACTAGCTCCTAAAATAAATGACTTAGGAAGGAAAAAAGACGCCTTAGAGAAACGTAAAAATAGAATAGAGATTAATAATATTTCGAAAGATGTGGTGCGAGAATATTTATTAAAAATAATAAACACTTCAATTAATCCTGAAGAACCAGTTACTTGCCGAGAAGTTTTAAAAGTATTATTGGATGAGGTTATTATTTACGATAAAAATAACATATATATCCCTCTTGAAAGATTTGGCTTAGCGCGGTAGTCCCTTGGGGCTACCATATTTAAGCCAAATTTATAATCTAAGTTTAACCCCCTATATTAGGGGGTTATTTTCGTATTTATTTAAAAGATTTGCAATAAAGTCTTGATACCATCACGGGCTCCTTGTTTATAAAACTCCTCATTCCCGGTTAACTCCATGTCCAAATGCGCATCAACTAACTCGCATAAAACTTTATTCTGTTCCTCATTTAGTTGGGCATAAAGCTGATCATATAAGACTCTAGTTTTTGACCTGGCCTGGGAATATTTTAGTGATATATTCCTCTCATACACAGATCTTAATCGATTCTCCAAAAAAGCTTCTATATCATCATTTGTTCCACCATTTACTGGTATATTCATCCACATGCCTCCTTTTCTACATATTGCCCACCATGCCCACTTTATTTGTCAATATTCTGCAATTTATCTATACTATTGCAATAAAGTTATTTGGGGGACGACATGGGAACAACAAAGACCAAAACAATTTTTTACACCGACAAGTTGCTATTAACTGGGATTGATAAGTTTTGGCATAAATATGGCTTTTCATCTCGCAGCAAAGCTATTGCTTGGCTTGTGACATGGGCTCTTAGTCAGCGACCGGTTCCACCACCACAAAACGATGATGAATATGAATAAAGTCCTACGATTTAAGTCCTGTAATTACCATCCTTTCCGGTTTTTTATAATTCTAACACTCTACAGCTATTAAAACTACAAACAAAATCCACGCAGAAAAAACAAAACATATGTTCTAGTTGAATTTATTAAATTGTATAATAAATTTAAGCCGATAAAATAAACATTACAGAAATTTATCTGTAAGTATATGGATTTGACTTTTGTCGAATTGTATATAAAGGATATTTTTTCCAATTTATCGAATAGCACCTATGAGGTGATGCTATGGTCAAGAACCGTTTAAGAGAGATTCGGCATGAATTGAAAATAAATCGTCAAAAGGAATTTGCTGAGATCCTTGGAGTTACTCAATCCCAAATAAGCCTATGGGAAACCCAGCAACAGCAGCTGCAAACTGATACATACATTAGAATCTGGAAAAAGCTTCTACCCCTTTCCCCCGGTTTAAATTTACAAGACCTGATCGACCATGAAGACCTCGATTAAGAGGTCTTTTTTTATGTCTTTAAAAATTAATTTTTCGGGACAGGCAATTTAATTTCCGCACAGCATATATTGTGGTAAACCACATCAACTGAATGGAGGTATACCACATGGATCCATTAACGTTATTTTGCGCTGGGGCCACTCTCTGGACCGCCTTACACTTCATACCTGGCCGGACCAAATTGAATCAGGATGAACTTATCTTAAAGACTTGGGAGCAAACAGGAACCACCAACAAAGAATGTCTGTTGCCGGTTAAAAAGAAAGGTGCTTGGTTCTTGCCGGCTGGTCTCTCACCCCGGGATATTGAAAAGACAATTCCGGCTTTAGCCTATCAACTGAATGCCCATATAGAGATGGAAACACGGGGCAAGGCGGTACTGCTCCACGTACATCCCGGCCAGCTGCCACGTAAAGTACCATATACCCTCCAGGATCTTAGCAGATGCAAACTTGGCCTGGTCATGGGTCATACCTGGACGGAGGCATGCCTGACCTTTGACCTAAATGATAGTAATCCATACATTTTGACAGCCGGCGGTGTAGGGATGGGTAAATCCAACTGGCTTAATCTTGTCCTCAGGCAGATCAACGACAATTACACCCCTGACCAGGTGCAATACTTTTTAATTGATCTCAAACTAGGAGTAGAACTTGGACAATGGGCTGATTCACCTATGTGTGCAGGTACGTGCTGGGATCCGTCTACTGATCAGCTTCCGGCCATGCTTGGTTATCTGACCCGGGAAGTACGTAGGAGGATGAAGCTATTTAAAAAGCACGGTGTTTATAAGGTGGATGAATATAACCGACTTGATGTTAAGCAATTACCCTATTTGCTCCTCGTGGTGGATGAGTATGCGGAACTGAATCGTGATAAAGATGCTGAAGATAAATTGCAATCCTTGCTTCAGATCGGGCGCGCTGCAGGGCTTAGAGTTATAATGTCTACCCAACGCCCAACGCACGACAATATCAACACTAGTATAAAAGGATTGATACCAACCAGATTATGTTTTAGCGTTGCTGACCGAGTAAATAGTGATGTCGTATTAGATCAATCTGGAGCTGAAGACTTGGGCGGAATTCCAGGGCGTGCTTTGCTTTTATCTGGGGCACGGCTGCGCGAAGTGCAAGTCATGATCGCTTCTTAATCATCAGCGATCCTTCCTTATTGGGGTTTTTTATTAATGGATTTATCGGTCTTTGGGCCTGTACACCTGTATATTACTGGCTATATGGTTTGCCAGTAGAAAGATATGGAGGGATATACGTGGAGATCAGAGATCAGAGAGTACTGGAAGGGATAGAAAAGCATAGGTACCTGAGAGCGGACCAGGTTGCGGAATTGTATTTCCGAACTATTAAAAACAGCGATCAGAGAAAAAAGAAAGCAGCTGCCAGGCTCTTGGTGCTATACCGGTCAAAACTTGTGCAGCGCACCAGGTACCCAGGGGATCCTTTTATTTATTTTGCCCGGGGGAATAAATACAGCCATAAACTGCAGCACTACCTTACCATCACGGATGTGCTGCTTCAGATCCTGGACCTAATACCTGCCAGTTCAAAAGTTGAGTATGAGGTTGAATACTCCCTGGGAAGCGGTATCATTGCCGACCTGGTGATCAGATACAGCAATCCATTTCGGCAAGAGAAAAAGACGTATTATATTGAGATTGAGCTGGACAGTTCTGGCAGTATCATTGAGAAGCTGCGGAAGTATGAAGAAATTGAAATCGAGGACAGCACAGTGGTAGTAATCGCAAAGCACCGATACACCATAGAAAAAATTCAATCCACTTTATTCACGGTGCCGATCCGCGCTATCGACATACGAGACATTCCCGGAGGATGGAATTCTGATGGAAGCAATTTGCTTTAAATAAAGAGGATATGTCAGGAGGAAGAAAGGAGTTGTTGTTGTAATGTTTGAGATAATCTTTTTACTTTTTATCTGCGCTTGTGCATGGTTGGCACTTCAGGCTGCCAGATCTCCGCGACGTAAACGCAAGGTTAAATCCAATCGAGTGTCTATTATTGAACAGTTATTTGGTGTACCGTTCTATTTGTGGATCTGCATGAAGCTCTTGCCATCTAAGATACCAGATGAAATGAGGGTCACCATTCAAACTGAATCAAAAAGATCTCGTACCGAAAATACTTTGAAATACGTACAGCGTGAATCAGGCTTATGGGTACCGGCCAGGTAGGATGCAGGTAATAAGTTGGAGAAGGGCCAAGGGCGTATAATTTGCTTTGGTTCTTCCTCCTTATCCTCATTTGGTGTAAACTGGAAAATAAAAAGGAGGAATGCATTGTGTTTGTTATCGGCATCATATGTATGATAATCAGTGTGGCATATATAATTAATTATCGAATTAAGAATCCTGATAAGGAAGTTAATACAAAGCATTTGGCATTCTTTGCTTTATTTATGATTATATCCGCAGTTGGGTTTTTGTCGTCAAGTGATAACGAACCAGCTGTTAATCAAACTCAAATAGCATCAATGGAAATAACGGAATATGCAAAATACCTTGTAAATAGTGCACTTGGCGATAAAACAAATGTGGAAAAACCTATATTTAGAAGCGCCATTAATACATCTGAATATCTTGTCATTGATATGAATGCAAACGACAACCTGTCTAACAGCTTAACCAAAACTGGAATTTTAGCTGACTCAATTGACGTATATACTCAGGCTTTTAAAGATAGACCGGATCTGCAAGGCTTAAAGCTGGTGTGGTATTTAGACTTGGTGGATGTTAAAGGAAACACGTCAGAAGGTTCTGTTTTGTACATTTTAATCAGAAAAGAAAACGCAGCGACAATTAATTGGGATAATATGCTTACAGATAACATACCCAAAGTAGCCGACGATTACTGGGAACATCCTTTATTCAGTAAGTAATTCTTATACTACAGCCGGGGATAACCCCCGGCTGTAGTATTTTAAGTATTTCTAATTATGGTATTGCTTTTTATTTTATTTAGGTATATACTTTAATTAATGAGAGGGGCTGACATGAATGATAGAATACACCTTAAAGGAATTGGCAAAAAGAGCAGGATTAAGAACCAGAAGAGCAGAATTGCTTATGCAAACCATGGACTTAGCAGCCAGAGGTTGCCCGGAAGATTATGATAGAATTGCTAAACTGGACATAGAGATTGACAGTATTACTTCAGAGTTAGAGGAGTGCTTTTAAATGGCAGAACATAAATGGTTGCCGAGTGAAAACGATACGCGTCGACATTGTGCGTTGTGCGGAATATATGAGGATTATGGCAAGAAAAATAAATGTCAGTATAAAGATCCAGAACCAGTTGGTCGTCCAGCGTTAGAACCAGATAAAAAGCGTAAACCCCGCAGTTTTAAGGCTACAGATGAAGAGTGGCAGGATATACAAGACAGAGCAAAAGAGGCAGGAATGAGCGCTGGTGAGTATATCAGGAGAAAAACGTTGGGGGCTGGTTAGGCCCCCACAGATAGGGATCACCTCCCCTCTAATTAATCGAAAGCTTTTCTACACCTTTAAAAAGATCGTGAACAAAGTTTGCACCCCGGCTGATCAGAACGCCAGTTAATATTTGTCCAATAATCGGATACATTATGGTCAACCCCAAGGCAGCGCAGAGATCAACTCCTGTTGCTACAGCCACAACCACACCAATAATTAAAGCTCCAATTCTATCTGGATTCAGCTTGCCTTTGTCCCAAATCGGCTTGAAAGTTTCCCAGATTGCCTCCGCTAAGATTGCGGCGATTATGATAACCGTAATACCAGTTGCCATACTATTTACCTCCTTTGATGATAACAGTTGAAGTAGGTTTATCCCACTCAACACTCATACCGGCATTTCTGAGCGATACAGCAGGTATAAAAGTGGTATCCTTGCCATCGACGTTCAAAATAACAGCATTATCAAGAGGGGATCCATTTAGAGTTGTTTTGACTTCGGGCATTTCAATTCCTAACTTCATTTCTTCTGCCACTTCCTTTCTTGTAAACAGCCAGTAAGAAGGGTTTCTATTGGCTGTATCCATCGTCAATACAGAAATATCACAAATACAGTTATTGCCCTGCATTTTTACTTTGCCGGTACGGCCTGGCTTTTGATATTTACCCTGATAATAACCAGGGTCAAGAACAATAACCTTTTCATCTGCCGAAAGTCCAGCAACGACAATGAAATGTCCTCCATCGCTGAACACACCCATATACCCAGGACGATTACCACCAACATTAGCAATGGCCATTCCCCCCTTGCGGAGATGATCCAGTAGGATGCTCTCATTATTGGTTGTTTTAAAGTTCAAATCGTAGTCTTTGCCGATTTTTTCAGCAAGAATATTCATATCAGTACCTCCTGACACACGAGCCTTGACCTTGATCGCATAAGCGGCCATGGCTACCGGATCAATCGTTTTACCTGACATATTACTAACGACCATAGCCATACATGTTGGTCCGCAGCCACTACTCTTCACGGTTGCCTTTTCATAACTAGGTGCCGGATAAAGCACATTCCCATAGTTGTTTTGATTAAAAACGATCAATTCAACTCCCCCTTATAACGGGTTGACCTCTGCCGGTTTCTCATCTTCTATTTCCTTACACATAGGCTTATCTGGCCAGGTATTATTTTTACTAAGATTTTCAAACAAGGATTTGAGAGCATAAATTAATGTGACTGTCAGAATTTCCACGACGATTGTTTTTGATAGGGTTTCGGCAATTTTAATTTTATTCATGAAAGCCAAGGCATAGGTAAGATACACCCAAACAGTGGCATGAAAAATCAGCCAGGCAACGATTAGTTTTGAAAATTCCTTTTTCAATGGATCACACCCTTAAACTGTTTGAGAAATGCGCCGCAAATAATCGTTGTATTTTATCTCAACCTCTTTTGCCCAGCACATTGCCTCTTCCACATCGCCATTTGTTTTTTGGTTAAGTACCGCCTTTGCTGTTACCTTACTTAATTTAAGTCCAGCTTGGGACATTTCCATTTGAATTAGAGCTCCTTCATTGCGTAAATCATTAACGCGTTTTTCTTTACGCTGGTGAACCCCGATATAAGCAACACCAATAGCCCCAATAGCAGAAATTCCAGCGGAAACAATACCTGTCAAATCCACTCCCCATCACTCCCCAACAAATATTAAATATGGTAAACTTACTTCGCAGGCGTAAAAAGTGTGCTCGCACTTTTCCTATTCCCCAACAGGTTGCCTGCACCTTACCCCATATAAAAAGCCGCCCATCTTTGAGCGGCTTTAACCTTAGAAATACCTCGTATAAATTTCTTTCCTCCGTGGCCCTGATAGCTGAGCGTACAGCATTGTTGTCTCTAGTTTTTGGTGCCCAAGTAAAGTTTGAATCCCTTCCATCGGAGCCCCGTTATTTAAAAGGTGCGTAGCATATGAATGCCGTAGCTTGTGTGGATAGACATTCACCGGTACTTCAGACCTCCTGGCAACCCGCTTAATAACATATCTTAACTGGTCAATGCCCATCCGGTGCGGTTTCCGCTCAGTAACGAATAAAGCGATATCAGTATCTTTCCTTTTAGACAAATACTTTTTGAGCCAGATCGCTGCCTTGATGCTGAAATACACTTCCCTTTCCTTATTACCCTTACCCAGTACGATACATGACCGATTATCCCAGTCAATAGCATTCCTGTTAAGTCGATGTATCTCTCCGATCCGGCAGCCGGTTGTGTACATAAATTCAATCAGAGCATGCTCCAATGGAGTTATGCATCCTTCTCTGAGTAATTCTGTATCTTCTTCACTGAGCGCTTTTGGAACACGTTGCCCGAGCTTTGGTTCTCGTAACTTTGCAGCCGGGTTCCTGGGACAATAACCTTCATCAGTTGCCCAACGAAAAAAGGCTCGAATGAAACGAATTCGTCCACCCAAGCTGGCAGGTTTAAGATGAGCGCACTTCTCAATAAGATAGCTCTTGAGATCTACCAGATTGATCTCTTCAATATCTGTCTCCCCAAAATGCCTGATCAGTAGATTAATTTGTACCCGGTATAACCTTAAAGTGGCTTGAGAATACCCCTCAATGGTTTTGTCGGCAACATAGAGCTGCCATGCTTCACTAAGTAGCATGATATGATACCTCCCGCAAGATATTTTTGTTTCCCGCAGTAGATGTGTATAACAGGCTGCACCTGCGGGGGTGCTTTTCGATCAGGTAGCTAATCCGACCTAGCCTGCTTACACATTACCATATCATTCCAATTAGGACAAGTCAATCTTCAAGTAACGCTATTCCGTTGACATAATTTAACAAAATACGCAAATATTTGACATAACGTATACAGAAATATACGTCAGTCCATCTCATCCTTGGTAATACCGAACTCTTTGATAAGTTCTTTTATAACCAGGTCAAGGGCTTGCATCTGTCCCAGGAGATTATCTTTCATGCCGTCAAAGTCTGGATCGTTGATTTCGTTCTTCAGCATTTGCCTTTTCCAGACATACCGCTTGATTATGTCTATGATTTTTCCTCTCCTGAATGTCTCTGCCATCCTGATCACCTCGTTGGTTTATATACGTGATCAGAAAGGATTTTCCTTTATTATGCCGAGGTTATTGTAATTAGCCCTTAAAGTTAGGATTTACAGTTGGATATTTATCGTATCCGGTTCCTTCCCACTTGGGATCATCTTTGTACTTACCTTCTTTCCAGCATTTTACGCAACATTCGTTACTATTGAAAAAGCTGTGCTTGGGGTTTCGTTCTCCACCACAATATTTGCATTTAATTTCGGTGTCAAACATATTTCCACCTCCTCAGATGTTATTCTGCTAAAGTATATTCACCGTATACAAATGTATGCGTTATGCAAGTAACGCTATTCCGTTGACATAATTTAACAAAATACGTAAATATTTGACAAAACGTATACAGAAATATACGTCAGTCCAGTTCATCTTTGGTAATACCGAACTCTTTGACAAGCTCTTTTATAACTAGGTCAAGGGCTTGCATTTGGCCCAGGAGATTATCTTTCATACCATCGAAGTCTGGATCGTTGATCTCGTTCTTAAGCATTTGCCGTTTCCAGACATACCGTTTGATTATGTCTATGATTTTTCCTCTCCTGAATGTCTCTGCCATCCCGATCACCTCATGTTAATTATAGGTGATTAGTTCAGGATTTTGAAATATGTTTCCGATTATTTCCCATGACATTTCCATGTCGCTTCTGCAATGCCAAAAATCTTCGTTAATCGGCTGGGGATATAAAATATACATCGGAACACCTGTTTCACGCCACTTCACCGCAAAAACTCTGTGAGATCCGTCACGCCAAACCCTCAGTATATCTCCTTCATATACTTCTCGTTTGTTTTTATCACGCAGGCCGGTAAATTGTTGTAAGACAAAACGTTCTTTAAACATATCAGGGTCTTTAATGATGTCTAAATAGAATATATTTTTAGGATTTTTACCAGGTTGTATTGCAATAAAAATCTCTCCGCCACTTAAAAACTCACACCTCCGTGTATCCCATGCCCTAAACCTTATGTCTCGCATTCTTGCAAAATCACTCCCCTCCATGTTTATCCAAAGCCTTTTTAAGTATCGAAATATTATTGTATGCTTTCGTATACATATTCAAGTTACGCTATTCCGTTAGCTAAATAACGGACTCTTTCACAGGGTATGGAAGCACATCTGATTCAACGACTTCTGCCCCTGTGATGCTCTGCACATATCCCGCCAGCCAGTCAAGCGTGACCTCGTTCCACGGATGGCAACAAGCAAAGCGTCCGTCTGCCAGTTCAAGCGGTTCACCCAGTAGCACCGGGCCAATGCCACCCTCAAGGTCGGGGGTGCAGGCAATTTCTGTCAGAATATCCTTATTCGGCACTATCAGTATCGCCATAGCGTTCCCTCCAATCCTGTAAGCGTTCTTCTTTCTGTGCTTCCCGGTCTTTTTTGAGCTTCGGTCGTTTCCATGTTTTTAGGCGTTCTGTCTTGCGTTCTTCGCGGGTTTGGGCTTTTGCTACATCCTTTATTTTAGGCAACAGCAACACCCCGTTTCGCGAGTTCTTTTTTAATAGCGAGATTATTCTGTTTTAATTCATAATCAGACAAAGCCCGATTATAAATAAGTAAAATATATATATCCCCATTCCAAAAATATCCTGCAGCCCCGATTCGGCCAATATTTAGTAAAGTGCTTACATCAGCATTAGAAGCCTGCGTCCATCTGGAATCTGAATTACCTACCTTTACTCTTAACGCATCTTTCACGGATTGTCCTGTGAAAATATTTACCGTTTCGTTAGGGGGTATGCCGGCTAATGTAACAGAAGCACTCCCAGATTTAAGAACTACGTTAGTGTTACTTTGGTAAAACTGAACACCACTTGCCCCACCGCTTGTTAAAGAACATATGTCTCCCTCAGCGGTAATCCCTGTAGCTCTTTTAGCTGCAGTCATAATAGTCCAGTTGTATCCCAGGGCGGGGAATGCTACAGAATTAGCATAATCATCACTTCCAAAACTCAACCCCTGGCTCGTCCATGTCGGGTCGTTGGTATCGCTGCCCGTGGTGCTGCCTAACGTGCCGTTATAAAGCGGTAATTCTCGCGATACAGTGCCGTCGAACCAGCCTGCGAAGAGTACATCACATTGGGCGGCGGTTGGCTCGTTTCCTGCTCCGAATAAGGCGGTTAGGTCGATTGCCATGACTTCTTGTATTTCTGTTATTTTTCCGTTGGCAGTGGAATTATCTGCATAAACACTAAGGATTCTCATGCTAATAGATCCAGTACCACCAGAAGTTAAAGTAACCAAAGCCCCTTTATTGTAAACTGTATTAACTGCCGGAGAAGTTACAAGTATACCCTCCTGAGTTGTCATTCCAGAAGTTGAATCAACCCATATTTTAAGAACAGAACATGCGGAGTTAGTAACTTTAATCTTTGGTTTTATATATAATTTTTTACCAGAGACATAGGAACATATATTTGAATAACGAGCAATCGGATACGAATTGTTGCCAGTACCAGTAACAGTTAAGGTATTGTTAGAGGCAGTTAAAACAGAAGAGCCACTATAAGTATCCCACCCAGTAGTACTCTGCGAGAAGTTGCCATTCGTTATTAAATTCGATACATCTTTAGGTATCATAACCTTATTCCATAGCGTCTGTGCGTCCACATTCTGTACGAAGTCGTACCATGCAACAAGACCATTCTTCACAATACCCGCTGGCGGTGAAGCCATTAGTAACCTTTGATTAGGCATCATAAGCCATCACCCCCTACATCGGAACGACAAACAGATCAATTGTTTTTACCACACTGGCAGTCGGAGTATAGGCTCCAATGGTTTCGAGGATGCCGTACAATGACGTTCCGGTCAGGGTAACGTATTTATTGATATTATCATCTTGACTAAATATGTTATAACCAACGTCAACCGGGGTACTGATTGTGATGTATCCGCAATATTTACCCGCAGCTGCATCAGCTTCGGCAAGAGTTGTGAATGCGGCGTTATCAGCAATCGCAGTTGGTGCTGTTTTGAATAAATGTAAACGCCAACCAGAACATCCGGACGGTACGGCAAGGTTTGTACTTGCCTTACTTGCAATTAATTTTGCACTTGAAATTACAACCGTAGCACCTGCTGTTCCTACGCCAGCAAAGGTTAAATAATTTGGTGCGCTTGTGCTGTCTGATAAAACATCGCCAGCGGCATAGGCATCTGTTAGGTTGGGACGGGTGAAGTTCGCACTGACTTTCTTTGCAACATTACTTCCCGCTACTTGCAGACCAGCATTCTTGTTTACGATCAGTCCGTTATACAATGCCTCGATCATGTCAGCAATATTTACTGTGGTATTGTCTTCCTTAAGCCGCCGTCCAGAACCAGGTGCCATTTGTTTTATGTCACTCATTTTTATATAGCCTCCTTCTTTTTAATAACTCAAGCTATAATTAAAGCCGCCCATCTCTGAACGGTTAATTAGTTTTCTTTGATGTTGGCAATGGTTTTAGTCCGTTGACTATATCCTTGAAATTCAGCTTTCCGATCCGGCCACCACTATCAACTGTATTTTCAGTAGTAAATCCTTTGTCTCCGAAAGTAAATTTGATGCTTGTATTAACCCCGATCAAAGTTTTAGTGGCATCCGCTTCTAAGATCTCCGCTTCATCCCCTGGAATGAGTTGCGGCCGGAATGGCCCGATCAGCGTCTCGACTGCCCCTGAATTTGACATTGCCTCTGCGAGATCAGTTGCAATATCTGCCGCCTCAAGTGATGTGGTCCCGTCTAAGACTTGATGGTAATAAGTTTTCTTAGGCGGACTATTCCATCCGAGATTACTTGTGACCGGGCGCCATACCTTTACTAAAAAATCTGAAGTGTGAACACAAACGCGTCCATAAACACTGCGGTCATCTGTTACAATATCCCGAGAAAATATGTCCCGGTTCCTCTGGAACGTATATCGGCTGGGCCGAGTAAAATGACTGTCAGTTTTCTCGGCTATAACTACTTTGCCGCTGACCTCCTCTCGGATTTGCCACCCAGGGAGATATTGAATAATTTCTTCAATGCCATCAAAAACACTTTTATTCGGTGCAAATTCCATTCCCATATACACTGTGCTGGGCTGTACATAATAGTCAGTCAGTCCAGCTGCATCCAATATTGATTTCAGCATATCTGAAACAAGCATATTGTCGAATTTGCAGGCTTCGTCAAAGGACTGGTCTTTCAGATATTTGCCGATTGAATTGCGACCGTCTACTTTCAGGGACGCAGTATTAACTTTATACTGGGTTTTATCCACATAAAACTTACCCATGGAGTACTCTTCAGAATCGCCAGCGCAAAAAACCAACTCAATAACCGACTGCGGCACATACGAAGGTAGTACTTCCTTCACGGGAACGACAAGGTTTTCCCACTGCAGATAAGGATATCCATCATTTGCAGCAGAATTAATACTCCATACGGTGCTGAAATCCCACCCAGAGAAGGTGGACTGTTGCTTTAAATCAACCTCTGACTTAGACGTACCATAATAGGTGGTAGAACCAGTCACAGCATTGTAGTAAGAATTGATTACCCCTTCAGGCGACCCATAGATACCAGCTCCTATAAATTTACTGCCAGTTCCTAAAAAATTGCCGATAACATAACAATTAGATATATTTGCAAATTGAAATGCTACACAAATAAATTGTTCATTAGGAGAATCGATTGATAAAATGCCATAACAATCTTCCATATTTCCGTAATTCGTTAAGCATAAGCAAATCCCGATATTATTTTCAGTGCTTTCAGAATAAACAAATCCACGCAAACTACATTTTTTTATATAAGCATCATTGCGGTAGCAAATACCAACCATAGCTCCATCAGTTTTACCTTCTACATCGACAAGACAGTTTTCAACAACTGCATTTTCATAATCTGCGTTTCCGTTTTGTCCGGCAATTGTGACAATGGAACCACTTAAATTATTTTCACCCGTAACTCTGCAGTTTTGAATAGTACCTACTGAGCCCAGCGCAATTCCTGCGAACATTTGAGATGTATTATTGAATTCTGTTAAATTGATATTTGATAGCGTTCCTGTTACTTGTTTGAATAACAACCCGTTTAGACCGGATATATTATAATTATTCCCATTATAAGAACCGCTGAAGGGAATGTCATATTCATCACCATCAACGGCATTGATCTCAGTCCATCCGACATAACTGCTCATATCGATATTAGCCATCTGCATATAATTAGCATAAAGATCTTTTCGGACATTATATAGTTCTTCGGGTGTTCTTATTTCAATTACTATCGAGTCATCCGGCAAATCATTCACTTCATTTATGACATCTCCACCCGATGCTGACCAGGCTGAACCTGATTTATAAACATTCCAGTTAACTTCATCTTCTACCCAATCACTTTTTGCGCATTTATAAACTTGAACGCTTTTCCCCGCTGGGGAAGCATTATAATAAGTTGAGCAATACAATCGCAATTTCGCTACAGCAACATGGCTTATTTCAGATAAAGAAAAAGATGCTATTGATCTGATAGTAGTCCCATCGGCAGATGTATTGCTAATCTTAAGACAATCTAAATCACCTTGGTTAAAATTTGGATTGCCTTCAGCTATTGCTGAATCTTTTAAAACTTGAATTATGTTGCCACCATTTAATACAAGTTTTGGTTTACGATCCTCATCCTCATAAAGACCCTCTTTTGAGTAAAAATCCATAATTGAAGATGATGATTCGTTTTCTGTTTCAAATCTAATAATAAAATCAACGTTATCTAAACCTTCTCTTACGGCATCTTTGACATGATTAGTAACATCCCATTCCATCCATCCGAATACATAATCAGAAACAATCGCTTCTGCTACAACAGATACTGCCACGCTATCAGATCACCACCTCTTCATCGAATTCTACTGATACACTCACAATAGGACTGTCCAAAGACATCGTTATTGTCCCTGATCTTACCCGGTGCTTCTCGACCGTGTCTTTGGTCAGCGACACTACCATTAGTCGGTGCTGCCCTTTTGATCTCCACACCAGGTAACCGTATTTGCCGAATATGCCTGCCCGAAAATTCGCCATCTGGGAATCAGAGGGCAGCGGTTTAGCAGATGTAAAAGCTACTGATTCCCAGCCACTGGATACATCTGCTTTCATCTGTACCAGGCTGCCCACATCATTAATAGCCAACATAACTGCTTCATCATCAGGAGTTTGTACAACATCACCATAGGATCCCTTGGCAAGAGTCATCTCACTGTCAATTGTCATTGCGCTTACATCGGTAAGCAAACACTTTACATAATCACCCTCAACCACAACGAATCCCAGCCGGCTGTCAGCCGTCCGGAACATATTGATAGTTACAGCCTCGCTGACATTTTCAACCTGGACGGCAGCACCCCAACTGCTATCCAACTGACGATAAAACAATTCACCATTATTCAAATATGCAAAAGTCAGTCCCTGAGCCGCACGTATTAAGCTAATCGCAATTCCATAAGGTTCAGCGAAACATTTCAACTGCGGATATAGGTCGCCTTCCTCATCATCTATCACCCAGGTTGAGTCGAATCTTTTCCACGCTGTTGTCGCGCTTTCATAAGTATTCTGCAGAGATAATTCTGATGCCGTTGCCCCTGTCCCGCCGTACTGGGTACTAGCTGTGTTTGCATCGGAGTTATAGAAAATATCGGTCATAAAATACACTTCGCCCACCGGCTTGTCATAGTTGGCGTCAATCAGATTGTAATCTTCCCACTCAATATAGGATCCTCTAACGCCGATGATCGCCCCGGCGTTGCTTCCAGTAACTGAACCGGTGCAATAACACTGTTCAAGTTCAAAAGCGCCTGCCCAGATGAAGCCAATCAATCCGCCTACATGTCCGGATGATGCCGAAACATTCCCCCGCGCATAACAGCCAAACAGATTCGGAGTAGCATAATTACCGCCCAGATATGACCCAATCAAGCCTCCTGCGCGATATACAGCTGATATAGTCCCCAGCGCGTAGCATTCATGCAAGAAGTCTGCATCAGTGCATCCTACGATTCCGCCGACACCAGCATTAAATACATTAATAAGACCGGGGTATGTTCCACCGGTCCCGGTGATGTTACCTTCTGTCCGGCATTGCTCTATTTTCGGCCTGTACTGCGCTATGCCGGCAATGCCGCCAACTCGTTTCGTGCCGGTGACTGCTCCGGTTGTATCACAGACCATGATTCCGCAACGGTAGCCGTTTCCGACTATGCCGCCGACAACATCTCCGCCTATAACATCTTCGGTAGTATTTGATTCATATACAGATATCTCAAATAGCTTACCAAATAGACCTCCTATGTTTTCACCTGATCCGGTGACTGCTGCCGCTGATGCCAGGTTGTTTAATCTTGCAATCCAATCTTCAAAAACTGTATAATCTGAGCTGTCGCTTGATTGATTTATACCTGCAAATTCCGGCCCTTTTACCATGCCGAATATCCCGCCAATGTAATTGCGTCCAGATATTGTTCCGGCCACTGAACAGTGACTTACTAGCGTACCAACTGCCGGATCAGTCCAGGCATTTCCGGTAGATCCCAGCGTGGTTGCAATGTAGCCCGCTATTATACCGACATAATCCTGCCCTATCACGTTAGCTCCGGTAAATATTATGTCATGCAGGTTCGGTAGGTTGGCTGCAGTATTAAACTGACAATAGCCAAAAAGGCCCACATAATCAGTCGTAGGTCTGTTTATTACCAGGTTTGAAATTGTGAATCTGTTACCATTTAGCACTCCGGTAAATGGTGCTACAGAGGTTCCTATCGGCACCCAATTTGGGATGCTTGAGAGATCAATATTATCTACCAGGACATACTTTTTGGATAAATCATTACGGATATTATTAAGGTCTGTTGCGCTGGCTATTGGCACACCTTCAACGATTTTGCCAGTGACACTGGATTGGGCGGTTATGTTGGCAGATATTTTTGCCACTTCATTAACTGTACCTGTGACGTTTGAACCCGCATCAATGCTCCCGGATACCTGACCAAGCAGGTTTGCATTACCTGTAACACTTGATACAGCAGATATTACTCCAGCAATATTTACTTCTGCCATCTTTTACACCTCTTATGTTAATGTGATATCAAGTTCACCCACAGCAAAGTTTGGAGAGATACCAGTAGATACAGTAAGTGGCGCTGTTAAAGCGCCATATGCTAAAATATTGCCGTTAGTGGAAGCATCTGCAATAAAGAAATCAGTAACTGTTCCCCAAGTATCTGCAGGTGCTGGAAATGTGATTGCCGCACCGTTGCTTTTCGCTCCACCAGATGCAGCCGGGAAGTTCGTCGCATTATTAGTCACTGCTACACGAGCGTAATTATTGCCGCTGGGCTCAGTTATATTACCGCCGGCATCTGTAATGGTTGTAGTTGATAATCCAACATACAGCGTTTCTGGCCGTGCGTAGTCAGCTCCACCAAATACATGATCCAGTATTTCATTCTCTAAGTAATCTGCAAAAGATCCCATTTCATAAAACCTCCCTATGTTCTCGCTACTTGTAGCAGTTCTGTAGCTGCCGGCTGACTGCCAGTGCCATCCCACTGAATGACATAACTCGTATCATACCCGGTGGTTCGTTCCAGCCATGCGATAAAAGGCGCTCCGCTGGTCTGCAATTGGCCGTCCGTTAGAGAACCGTCAAATTCGATGGAAATATATTTTACCCTGGCATTTGTGCCAACTGTGGCCAGCGTGAATGTTCTTGTCGGTGTCGTAAAGTCCATGTCCTCAGAATAGGTATAGACCTTAATAACCGCTTGATGGTTGATAACCTCTGCAATCCATACCTCATTGGGATCAGCGGCAAGGTCTGTCCACTTAATAGCTAAGTCTATAGCCCCTAATAAAGTGCCTGACGCAATAGTATAAACCTGCAGGTCGCTTACCACCTTAGTAATTTTCACGTACATCTGCGGATTCGCATTATTAAATATACCTTGATTGAGTGCCTGTATCTTTGCCAATAGCGAAGGTGATATAGTCCTCATGAGATAGGGCCCTCCTCAGATACGAGCAGCATAATAGTAGCTGAATAATTTCCCCGGGTTATACGACGCCATTTAGGTGCGGATTCAATCGTTCCAATGTAATATGTCTGGCCATCTTCTAGTCGGACGGTTCCACCGGTGCTTTCAAGTAAATTAATGGTATTTCTTCCGGCAGCATCGACAAAAGTTTCAACACTGACTATCCGGGCACCAGTCCCGATAATCTGTGTGTGAAAAGCCCCAGAAAGTAATTGTTTTGTTACTTTATTTGTTTTATACCCAGGGATAATTTCAGCAAGGCGAGAAGTTATTAAGGTACTATCCGACTTCTTTAAAGCAACCGCCATTAACCTCTCACCTCCTGGATAATTTTATCCAGGAGATCATCCCAGATAAGATCAACCGATGCTATCAGCTCATCTTTGTTATTGACACCTTCGATAGTTATCCTGCCGGTATGTTCTATTTTCTGTTTGACACTGTCGGCAGTTAATTTTTCAGTGTCAAATTCTTTCAGCTCATCAATATCAAGGCTGAATTCTTTTCCGCCCCATTTGCCTCCTACCCAATCAGGTACTTTAAATTTTATTGAGTTAAGGGCTTTTATCATATTATTGATACCGTCAATAATGCCATTGATAAACTCCAGTATCCCAATATATATACCCGACCATATATCAATTAAGAAGAATTTAAACTGATCCCATTTATCCAGTATGAGATTAGCAAAATCAATGACTGCCGTATAAATAACAGTTATATAGTTTCGGAATGTCCCAAATACTGACTCCCAAAGCGTTGTCCATGTATCAACGATACCATCCTTCAGGGCCTTAAAAACCTTGCCTATGTTGTCTCCAAAATCAGAAAACGCTTTTTTAATTGCAGCTATACCTTCAGTAAAGCCTGTTGCGAGATCATTCCATAGTCTTTTTATAGTTGCAATATTTTGTTGAAAACCAATTATAAAAACTGTCTTTAGGAAATTCAACAATTCCGACAACTTGGTTGCAAAGTTGATAATATCATCGCCCCAGAGCTTCATGATCGTATCGCCAATAAATAATCCGGCAGCAAAGGCAGCTATTAATGCGATTACTGGTAACAGAACCGCCCCAATTCCTGCGATAGCTGCGGATAGTCCTCCGGCTGCTCCCGCTGCTGCAGCTCCTTCTGCGGCCACTGCCCCTCCTGCAGCTGCAGCTCCACCTCCGCCAAAGGCAGTGGCAAGCAAAGAAACACCGATTGCCAGCTGGCTGAATGCAAACAGTAGCGGCCCGATAGCAGCAAGTATCAGAGCGGACTTAGTGATAAAGTCTTGTGTTCCTTCCGGCAGCTTATTGAAGGCTTCTACAACCCCGATTACAGCTTCTTTGATTTCCGTCAAGATAGGTACAAGTTCTTTACCTAAGTCGGCCATAGCCTGTTGGTATTCGTATGTTGCCTCTGAGCTTTTGACTAGTTCTTCATTGTTCTTGCGGTATTGTTCATATACATTGGCCAATCCTTCTTTGGCCAGAACATCTAATATATACTGGTTTTGGGTTCCGTTTTTGATTGCACTTTTTAGACCTTCATTGAATGTGGTCAAGCTTATCCCTGATCTATCCAGCAGTTCAGCAAATGGGCCAATAGCTGCACCAGTAGCAAGCGTTTCCTGAAGGCCGTCAGCTATCCCCTCAAACTTGAGAGTATCTTTGAATTTAAGTGAAGCTCCAGCTAGTTGATCCACTAAAGCAGTTAATTGCTCACCCTTAAAGCCGGCAGCCAGGATGTTTGAAAGGCCCTCTACGTTGGAGTCAAGTTCACCTGTGACGGCCTGCATCTTCCGCATAGCTGCATGGACTTCTTCCATACCCTGCCCCGCCATTTTCGCATTCGTTTCCAGCTTGGCCAGTTCTGTCCGAAATTCTTCAGTACCTTCTGTAGCCAGCGCTATTCCAGCCACGATAGGAGCGGTAACCCCTACAGACATTGTTTCGCCAACATCTTTTAATTTATTGCCCACTTTTTCGGCATTATCGCCAAGATCATTTAGTTTACTACCGGCCTTATCAACATCGCTACCCATTTCAATTGATGCTTGGCCAACCTCACTAAGATTTTTTTCCAGCTTCTTAAGTTCCTGTTCGGTCTTAATAATCTCACGTTGGAATGCCCGATATTGGCCTTCATTTATTTCGCCTTTTTTAAACTGCTCATTGATCTGCTCCTGGGCAGTTTTGAGTCGATCAAGTTTATCTTTAGTATTTTCAACCGATTCGGCAAGCAGTTTCTGCTTCTGGGCAAGCAGTTCTGTGCTGGTCGGGTCAAGTTTCAGCAGTTTCTCAACTCGTGATAGCTCGCTCTGCAGATCACGGCTCTTTTTATTTACGTCTGATAAAGCCGTTTGAAGACTAGTGGTCTCGCCGCCGATTTCCAAATTAAGTCCTTTTATTGTTTCTACCGCCACAATACCACCGCCTTACGCCAGTAATCGATCAATATCCGACTGTGCAACCTTTTTAACCTTCTTGTCTTTCACGTTGAAAAACATCTTAATAAATGTAAGCAGTTCACCGATGCTGAATTCATTCACTTCCCATAATGACAACCCTGCCTGTTTGGCTCGAGCCAGAAGTATTATTTCTGTATTCTCTACAGGTTCATAGTTTCCAGTACCTTTAGGTGCGTTTGGTAGCCCGGCGAAAAAAGCCGTCGCGGGCTTCCTCCAAAAGCGCTGCAAATAAGTCTGGATCGGTAACATCAACACCTTCGAGAGTCATAATCCAGTTTTCAAAAGACGGAAAATCTTCACCTGATTTAGAGCTCAAAGAATCAGCTTTAGCCATGGCCCAGGTAATCTGCAACAGAGTGACTGAATCAAATTCGCTCATGTCCTTGGACACTTTTTCAAGAGATGTTAGGTCGCCGATCAGGTCGCGTTTGAATTCTTTTTTATAAAAGAAAAGGGCCGGGGCTGTCGCCCTGACCCGAATTTCTTTATCACTGATCTTTATTTCTCTCATGGTCCCTCCTATGCTGCCACCGGCACGTAAACAGAGTTGAAGAAACTGTTATATGCCGTAGCGTTGGTGTCGCTCAGTTCCAACACGCTCTTGACAACAGACTTGGTTTCTCCCCCAATCTCAAGATCCATCGGGGAAATAATGAAGCTGAGAACATCATCTGCAGCTTCTAGCTTCTCATTCTTGGTGGCATGTTCTTTTTCCGGACGGCTGACCTGGGTGTCATAGTAAACAAATCGCCGGTTTTTAGAATCGCCTTGAACCTGCCCCATCAATGCAAAATGTTTCGGGATCGCATCCGCCACTTCAATTAAAGCCCCATTGGAATCGATATCCCAACCCAGCATTTCAGCCAGTATAGTATCCGGTACCAGGACCATGGTTAAATCTCCGGTATATCCGTTATTGGATGTGATCACAAAATAAGGCCCGTTGTCGGCGTATTTGGTAGATGACTCACCCTCTGGTTTCGGTGCAAAACTTACCGCCCCGGGAATTGCAACCGGGGTACCCCAACCAGTTGTACCTGCAGTTACATTCGTGCTTGATCCAACAGTTACCCCAGTAGAACCAGGTGTAAAAGCTATAGACAGGGTGGCATCATTGGCGGCAGCTACTTTTGCAATGAGCTTTATGGTTGCACCCAATGTTACAGCCCGGAAAGCAGCGCTGATTGCAGAATTATTATTCAAAACATTGGCAACCGCACTTGCTACTTTAGCGGCAGTACTATGGCTTTCAGTACTCAAAGGGACAATAGCCGATACAGGTGACCCAGTGACCGCCGCAGAAGTAACCTGCACAGTAATTTCCCCGTCAGTGCCGCATCCGGTAAGCACCTCTATACTTTCTACCTGGGCAACGCCCTGAAAAGCAATATAGACTTGTTCAAGTCCGTAAGTTACTTTGTTACCCATATTATTTTCCTCCTTTGATTTCAGCTACAATCGCTGCAGCCATCTCATCTATGCTGTTCTGGAACACTTGTTTAATGAATGGATTCCCTCTTTTGGTTGAATACTCAAATATGTTTGCCAGGGCAATTCTCTCTCCCGATTTATTCGTTACGGTTTTTGCATTGCCCACATATCGGACCATTTTATATTTCCTTCCTGTACCTTTCCATGACTTTGCAAACTCACCGCTTTTCACTGGACTGGCAGCCGCCAAATTTTTGATTAACACTTTTTCGGCAGCATCAAGCCCTTCTTCGGTCGCTTCGTAAACCGTATCACCGTATTCCTGTAAGATGCTCATGATCGCATCTTCAAGTCCGTCAACTCTTACGCTGGTAAAGTTTTCATGTCTTCCAAGAGCGCGTCCTCTGGCTCTGGATTCTCTTCTTCCCATTAAACCGTCCTCCAGTATTCGCATTCCCAAACAGTTACATAGAAGCCAATATCATCAACATCTCCTGCATCAACTTTACCAAAAGGGAATCCAAAGCCGGCGGCTTTTAACGCTGTTTCAATTGCATCTTCACGGGTTTGAATAGCTTGTCTTCCCGTATGGGTATCAAGTTTATCAGCCCTGTAATAATATCTGACGGTAACACTGGCAGCCTTTACAACAGGAACATTATCGGCGAAGTGCATGGTTTCATCCCCACCCAGAGAAAATATAATGTATTCGTCAACATCGGGTCCTGACTTGCGCTGCCAGTGTGTCAGCACATTCGGGTACAGGGATGCATCAAGGGCAGTTTGCACCAATGCTCTGATCATAAACCCTCGTACCTCCTTACCCGGAATTCCATGTACTGGTTTTCCTCTTTCACATTGTCAACGCCGCCCCAGAGTTCGTATACATTTGGGTTATTCTTGTCCGGAACGCCAGATGCAATGGCTGCAGGATCTGCGTTTTTAATCACTACAACCTGCGTGGCACGAAGTTTTTCATAAACAGTCGGGTTATAAAATGTCCGCACAGTTGCGGAGTCTTTCACGCCAAGAGCCTGAGCCGACATTGCCCGGTCGCCAAAGCTTCCCTGCCATTCGCAAAAGAAGGTGCTGTAAGATCCGCTTGCAACCAGTAACCAGGTGGCTGCTTCCCCTTGCCCCTTGACATAGGTAACAGTCTTTGCATAAAAATTAACCGGTGTGTTTGGATTAAACTTAAGCACTTGGTACCACCGCCCTCCCCTGGGCAATAAAAGATAATAACACGGGATGATTGACCAGCTGGGCCGGGTCAGTTGACTGGGCCATCTTGCAGTACAGTACAACAGCCTCAACAGCAAGAGCATCCGGGGTGGAGATATCCCACCCCGCGCCCTTGAAATATGCTGTTGCACCGTCAATCATACCTTGAATCTCAGCATCTTTGTTTGCTTCGGAGTAGAACACTCCAAGCCTTGGTTTTACTTGATCAATCAGTGCCATACTCCGCTGCCTCCTTAAACCACGATATACAGGTCGATGTCTTTGGCTCCATCAGGTGTACCATTGACTGCAAAAACGTTCTTTTCCAGCTCATCAGCATCATTGGTAATCGTGCCAGTATCTGCAGCCTTGTTGAAAAGTTTCAGAAGAACCAGTTCTGCAGCATATAGTTCGTAGGGCAGGCCAAACTTTACCCCCCAGCCAACGCTGACCTTGTCATAGGGTACGCCCGTGGTACCATTTGTGGAACTTCCAACAGTGACACCCGTACTGCCGGCGGTAACAGCCATGGCAAGAGTACTGTCATTTGCCGCCGGGGTTTTATCCGCCAGTGTGATTACTCCTGCCTCATTACTGGCTGTGAATACGGCACCTATTTTGTCATCATCATTCAGAGCAGCGACAATAGCTGCAGCCACTTCAGTCACGGTATCCATTGCCGTGGTCAACGCAACGGTTACCGATGCTGGAGAATCAGCACCAAGCAGCGTACCAGCGGTTACCGCTACGGTGATATCACCAGCCGTGCTGCAACCAGCGGTAACTGCAATCGTTTCTGTCTGGGCTGCTGGAGTGTGAACCTGTACCGGCAGATCAACTTTGGTAACCGTTTTGAATGCCAGACTACCAGGAACATCAGTGGTACCGTTTAATGCCAGGGTTTCAGTTATTGCATCACCATCGAAGTTGGTACCATAAATCTTGACATTTCCAGTAATACCAGATACGTTACCGTCAATAACCAGGTTTCGCGGAACCGCCGGACTGGTCAGGCCAGCAGTAATTGACTGTACTGCTGCGCCCAGGTTGGTCAGTGCCATTACCCCGTTGGTATTGGCAGCCGGTGCGTTTGCTCCGTCAATGTGGTAGCGAGCACCAAAGGCGCGGTAAATTTCCACGCCTTTGGCATCCGTTTTTATCAGACCAAGTTTAGGATTAAATGCAGATCTAGTCATGTTTTACCTCCTATTTCTTGGCAATGGTGACCAGGGAGTTTACATCAACGACCTTTCCATCCACTGCCATTACCGCTTTGGTCAGCATATCCTCAGTATCCCAGTCCTGCTTGCGTTGGACACCCATGTCATAAACAGTGTTCAGGGCATAATCAGAGAAATTGAAGATAAACGCGAAAACCTTGGCTGCTGTCAGGGATGCACTGAAGCTGTCCATATAATCTCCGCACAGAATAACGCTTCTGCCCAGTAGGGTGCGTTCAGGTTTGCCTCCGATTCCGTAGTTGATACGGGCTATAGGTTGGCCGTTTGCATCTTCAATGCCAATAAAACCCATAAAGGTTTTCTTGGTCATGCACCAGACAGCCCCGCCCTCATATGCCTGCGGAAGTGCTGCTTCTGCTTCGATAAGCAGCCCATAGGAAAGAGCAGATGCTTCAAGGGCCTGTCCTGTTGCCGGCGTTTCAGTCAGAATACCCTTCGGTGATGCGGTACCAGCTCCGCTAATAATGGACTGCTCGATGGCTTTGATCATCGCCTCGGTTACCTGGCGAACAAAAGCTTCTTCAAAAGCAGATATTGCCATGGTGCTGGCTTCCATCGACATAGAGATTTCGCAACGTAATTTGAAACGGGTAAATGTAATCGTGCCGGTAGTTTTTTTCTGCCGGTCTGAGCTGGCTCCTTCAGACACCCATGATGCCACAGGTTTCACGCTTGATGTCGGAATGTTGACGCCGGCAGCAAAAGCAGTGCGGGTAACGAGCGGGAGAATCATGCCTGTGCTTTCAAGCTTTTCAACGATTTTATTTACCAGGACGGTGGGGATCACGCTGCCGATGTCAGTCGTTAAGGTATTTGCATCTACGCGGAGTTCGGACGGAATCTCAACGCCACGGGTTACATACTGCTGGAAAGCCTTTCTGTATTCCATGCCATCCTCATCAGCCGCTTTACGCTGTTCCTGCTGTTTGGCATTCGTGGCAACCATACCAGGAATTTCACCATTGATGGCCGCAGTTCTCTGGTCAGGGTCTTTGGGGTCAATATCATCCGGCATCCCGTCAATCATTTCCTGCAGGCTGCGGATTTCCGTATTCAGCGTGTCCAGTTCCGAATTGAAAGCCCTCAGTTCTTCCACTTTTTCAGTTTTATCAGCCAGGGCAACAATATCTTTTTTCCGAGTTTCTTTGGCGGTAAGCATCACCTGTAATTTTTTCTTCATATCAAATCTTTCCTTTCAAAGTAATTTTTTGTTTCAGGAGCTGCATTTCCGCTTGGCTGTCCAGCTGCTTCTTTTCGTTATCCAACGCCCTTAACTCAATTTCCATCTCATCAAGGGAGCGCGCGTAAATGCTCGTATCTTTATATGTGCCGCTATATGCGGTAGATACGTCAATTAGTTTGGGTATATGTGTGATCCTTCGAATGGGAATTCCATCGGCAGATCGCGTCCACACTGACTGTGTTCCCATTTCTTTTTTGGGAAAAGCAAAAGACATTTCAGGCAAAAGCCCATCTCTAACCTCTGTATATACATCCTTGGATTTTTGCGTATTAGATAAAACCGCTCTCATTTCAAGTCCAGCCGGGGTCTTGGTCAACTGCAAGCTCTTATTCCTTACTCGAGCCAGGACATCTTGATGATTATGTTTAAGAGCCGTATCACTCATGTCTGTGTTATCCAGGGCCCTGCGGTCTATAATCTCAATGTATTTCTGAAGCTCACCCTTACTATTAAGACCCTGAATCATTGTAGGAGTCTCAAACACAATTGGGGTACCGTAAAGTTCCATTACCCCCTCTGCTCCGTCTTGGGCCCTGATCTCAGCAATACGATATTCTCGATCGAGCTTAAATTCAGTACTCATTAATACCTCCTATTCCAGCCCTTCAATTATCTTCTGGGCTTCTTGTCTTGATATGCCAATTGCAATACTAACTATATTGATTGCTTGTCCAAGCGTTAATTGCTTGGCCGCATACTGCTCCATAACCGCCAATAGAGACTGAGTCTGTGCACCATTTAATGATTTTCCGGCAACATCCTGGGCAACATTTTCTGCCTCTTCAGCAACAGCTGGAGATGGATCTGCAGCTGTTGGCTGGGCAACAATACCCGCCTTCCCTTTCTGATAGGCATCGATATCTTCGATGTTTACATAATTCAGGCTCTGCAGCCTGCGATTGCCGCCTTCAAAAGGTTCAATGCCATACATTTCATTGATCTGATTTAAGGTCATAATTCCTGTTTCTTTGGCTAAATTGGCAAGATTCATTTTGTCAGCAGTTGCCATGTAATTTACTTTACTGTAATAGCACTTTACCCTACGCCCCACATCCTGCTCACGCGTGGTGAATATACAGGCGGTCATCGCCTGCTCGAACTGGACAATAAAATCCTCAATGGCGGTCTGATAAAAAGCGCTGTGCTGCTCACCTTTGTAATCACCAGATAGTATTGCGGCTGATACACCATAACGCTCCTGGATGACAGACTTTAAGAATGTCAGTGCATTATCCGGTATATCTGCAGCCTTGATATTCACCGGCGTAAAATCTCCAGCCAAGTCAGTTGCAACCATGCCTGAGCTGCTGGTCGTTATATGATCTTCAAAATCATTTCTGATTCCAGCTAACTTCTGCGTATCAGCCAATGTTTTTGCATGATAGACACCTTTTATCTGCAGACTTGCTTCAATGCTTTTGGGCAGTCCCTGAATCGTTTTATCCAAGGCTTCAATGGTGCGGATCACATCAAAATTATTTACTGCCCCGAAATCATCCCCGCCGCCGATTATTGTATTCGCGCCCCTGCGCCAGCGCAAATGAATTAAGTCGCTATACGGCAATGTGTAGCTGCTACCATCCTCGAAATCCATTCTAATTTCCCAGACATCCCCATTATTTTCACCAATATAGACCGCTTGGGGTTTGAGAGGATAAAAAGCAATGTACTTTCTAAATTCCCGGCCATCCGGCAGTTTAATGATTTGATATTGCGGATAAATAAAGGCATTACAATATTTTCGCCTCAGCCACTCCACATTCGCCAAGAAGTCGCTGGTTGTCTGCAGCGGATTGGGCTTGAAACGGAATAAGCGTGTAATATCGTCATTCTGAATATGAACCACATCACTATTGAGGACAATGCTCTTTAATTCGATTTTGCTGATCTCGCTGGCAATGCGATCTATCGCGTTGTTTACAAAATCGGATAGATAAATGTTCTTACCGAAGCTTGAAAATATCGGGACTGAGTCAGTCAGCCAGGCATAATATTGACTTTCCTTGCCTCTGAATATATTTTTCAAATAGTTTATAATTGCCATTTTTCACCTTCTCCCCTATCCGATTAAACTCATAAATTCAGACCGGTACCATTCCATGATTGCATAAGCAATAACAGCAGCTGCCGTACCGTCTATGCGTTTTGTTGTGTGCATTTTGCATGGCATAACTCTGCCCAGGGTGTCCAGCTTAATACCGGTATTACAAAAGCACCAAAAATCAATTGGATTATTCTGATATATAACCAGCTTATCTCGCAGATCCGCTTCCAGTGTTCGCATTGGGTTATTTAACACTTTTGCCTCCTGGGGAACATTGACTGCAATCTTTTCGCCAAAAATTTCAACATATCTGCGTTCAAAATCCTTTGCAAAACGATTATCATAACCGCTCTTATATGGCTTAAGATCATATTCTTTAAATAATTCATAATGCCAATCCGCAATCATAGATGATTCTACCGAGTTCCCTGGTACAATGGTCAGCAGTCCGGCAGTCTTCCATGCTAAATAATCAACATCATCCGGAGCATTGATAAGCTTACTCTCTGGGATCCAATAGCGAGAATAGAAATAAATCTTTCTATCATTAGGTTTTTTGAGTAGTAGCTTACTCGCGCATAAATCCGTTGTTTCAGCGAAGTCATTTCCTGAAATATAAAAACCTCCGACAAATTCTTTCAAGTCGAAGGTTTCAGTATTTATAATTTCAGCCTGCTGCAGCCAGGCCTGGGCATTTGACTGTTTTATATTAAAGTCCTTGGCCAGCATGAAGGCCCGTGTTGCACTGTTGGTTTTAGCTTCTTCAACCAATCCATCAAGGTAATGCCATTTCTTTGCTATTCCTAAATTAGGATTAGACTTTACCCAGCTGGACCGGTTCTGCCAGATTTCAGTTTCATTGTCCTGAGTATATAGCCATATCAACCACCTTGGCCGGTATAGTTCACCCTTTAAAACTCTCCGGGCCTCCACCAACCGTTTATCTAGGTACCCATCTTCCGTAAATCCTTCAGTGGTGATCTCCCAGTATAAAGGCTCATCTTTAGTAGACATTGACTGTTTAATCGGGCGTACCAAGCTATCATCTTTCATTTCATGTACTTCATCAACAAAGGCAACGTCTACATTTTTTCCTTCTTTTGCCCCTGTTTTGGCTGATAGTTTTTTGATCTTGGCTTTATTCTGCCGGCTGAATTTACCTTTCTTTTTCTTCTGTTTCGGGTTCCCCATAAAAATGCCTTTGATGTTTTTACGGCTTACCTTAACAAGCTTCGGACTTTCCTCGCGCATATTATTAATTTCGTCAAAAACCAATCCGGCCTGCTCATAGTCATTTGATGCACAAAGGATATTTGTTCCGACGTTTCCGCAAAAGAATTCAGCATTTCCATCCCCTGCAACCTCAGTAGTCTTGCCGTTTTTTCGACCTACCATATAAAGCACTTCTGTAAATCGCCTAAGCCATTTCCCCTCGAGCTCCATCTGAAAACCGTAAATAGCTTCCCTAAGCGCTTTCTGGTGTAGCTCCAATATAAAAGGTTTACCGGCGAAAGGTGATATACTATGTTTGCATTCATTCTCGATAAACCTGATCCGTTTATGTGCTTCGGTTGTATCAAAGCGATAAAGGGGATTCTGCATATCATCTATTAGCATTTCCAGCTGCACCATGAGTTCCCTGCCAATAATAATTTCACCTGACTTGCATTTCTCATAATACTCAACCAGATAACTATGCATAATCGTCCAGTCCTTCATCATCGTCTTCCACTTCCACGGCCAGGTGCTTCATCAATTTATCCATTATGTTTGTGAGCGCTGCGCTATGCTTTGCGATCTGGCCGGAAATAGGCAAAACCTGCTGCATCATAGGATTATCCGGGTGTATTTTTACCAGCCCCGTTTCAAGCGCCTGGCGGTTAAGCCGGCGAAGGAATATTTTTTCGTAAGCTGCCTGCTCGATCAGCGCGTCCAGGGCATCAAGTTTATTTTCATCAGCTGCGGCAAATCTTTCTTTTAGCCGGCTGATCTCGGCTGATAACTCGGTATTTTGCATTATATCACCAACTTTTTCTCGATCTCGGAAAACCAAAATCAAAAAGTCAAAACTTCACTGTATGTCACATAAGGGAGATCGGAAGAGCGTCGTGTAGGGAAAGAGTGTAAATAGTGGGTGACGACGTAGCATTAAATATAATGAAAAGAGAGTAAATAGAAAAAAAAGCAGAGA